TAAAACTATCTCCTAGCCAACCACTTCAACAACAATGCTTAGATCTAGATAAAGCACTAAAAAATTGCTTCAAATCAGAATTTGGATTTCCTAAGTTTAAAAAGAAAAGAAAATCTAAAGAAAGTTTTAGGGTTAATCAAAACATTAAAATATCTAAATCTAAAAAATCAATTAAGATTCCTAAAATTGGATTTATTAGAATCAAACCTAGAATTAATATTAATCTTAAAGATATTAAAAATGTAACCATTAAAAAGCAAGGGAACAATTGGTGTCTTTATATCTGTCATCAATTCAGTATATTTAGAACTCCAATGTCAGGTAGAAAAGTCGGGTTAGATTTAGGAACAGTAAGATTAGCAACTCTTTCTAATGGAAAAGTGATTGATAAATTTGAAGATGAAGAGTTACTGAAAAAGATTAAATCAACACAGAGAAAACTAGAAAGGAGGACTAGAAAAAATAAAAAACATAAAATGAAAAAGATTCAATCTATTAGTCGTGCAAAAACCAAGCAATCACTATCTAGATTGAATAAGAAACTTAGAGACAAGAGAAAAGATTACTTAGATAAAGTTTCTAAGAAGTTAGTAAAGAAGTATGATATGATCTACATTGAAGACTTAAAGATCAAGAATATGACTAGACAAGTAAATAAAACTGATGATGGATCTCATAGAAGTGGTGTCAGTGCTAAATCAGGGCTCAATAGGGAAATACTGAATCAGTCTTGGGGACAACTGATTTCAATATTAGAGTATAAGAGTTCTTGGTTTAACAAAAAGGTGATTAGGGTAAATCCTGAGAATACTTCTAGGAAATGTAGTAAATGCGGTTTCATTCATAAGAGAAATAGGAGATCTCAAAGTGAGTTCAGATGTTTGAAGTGTGGATATGAATTAAATGCAGATCATAATGCTGCTATAAATATCAAAAAGAAGGGAATCAGATAATGGAAAAAAGCAGCTTAGGTGAAAAAAGGTTGGGGCGCAACCATGTGGAGGACTCATTGAGTCCGTTGAAACTAGAAAGTTCTACCTTAAATGGTAGATGCTCTAACTCCAAAGAATTAGAGAAACGTCATATATCAGATTTTGTGTTCAGGGCACGCAGATTATGCAGCATAGACAGATGTTCAAATACTCCGCATATTGGAAAATATCCAGTTTCTGAACATTCATTCTATACTGCCCTCTATGCAATGTTGTTTGCTGATCTTGAAAATAGTAAATTAAAAAGATATGATACATCAGAAGTTATTAAAAGAGCCCTTATCCATGATATAGAAGAAAGTGTAACTGGCGACATTTTGTTTCCAGTTAAACATGGATCTGATCAGGTATCAGCATTATTCAAAACAATTGCTATTAAATGCGTAGAGCAAGAAGTGTTTGAAGGGCTTCCAGAGAATATCAAGCAATACTATATAAATCTATGGAAGTCTTCAAAAGATGGCAGTGAAGAAGGATTACTTGTTTCTGGTGTTGACAAGTTTGAAATATTGATTTACGCATTAACAGAAGTAAAACTTGGAAACACACAGTTTGGTCAGATAATAGACACTGCCTACAATATTATTGTGACTCAATTTTCTAATATAGAATCTCTAGTTGAAGTTACAAATCAGCTAGTGAATGACTATAGAAAGGAGGCGAACCTTGACATAAATTTTGAAGTTCTATATAAGATGTTTGTTGAAAGATTGAATAAAGATTGGGCTACAGATAATCCATTTAGAAAATCCATTAACATTTAAACAAGGAGAATTTATGAACGTTCAAGAAATAGCAAAGTATATGAAAGAAGAAAAAGGATACGAAGAAATTCCAATGCCTGACCTTATTGATGTTGTAAGGACTGGATTTGAAAGTCTTACAGAACTTGCAATTAAGAATCCAAAAGATTTCCATTTGGTAATTCCAAAGGTAGGAGCATTCAGAATTCTTCTTAAGCCAGCAAGAGTTGCAAGAAATCCTAAGACAGGAGGAACTATTAATGTTCCTACCCACTACGTTCTAAAATTCAAGACTTCTTCGTTGGTTCAAAAATCTCTACTCGAAATTAAAACTCCTGCTGAAACAAAAACCAAAAAAGCTTCAAAGAAAGCAAAGAAATAGTTCGCAATGGTAGTGTAGGGTTTCTTTTCCTACACTACCTTCATCTTCACTTCTTAGGTAATTCTCATGACAACTGATAAAAAGCTGCTCAAAAAAGTTCTTACACTAGAGCTGGATATTGATGGGGCAACAGAAGAACTTTTCTTATACGAAGATTTAATTGTTGGTGAAGATATTGATGAAGATTTAGATAAATCACATATAATGTTTACCTTCTATTCTGTATTAGGGCAAGAGTTTATAGATAAAGCAGAAATATTATCAATACAACTTGAAAAATGGGAAGGAGATAAATGGCGTAAACTTAAATCATCTAAAAAGAAAAAGTATACTGACAATGATGCTAGAAGAAAAATAGAATCAAGCGCACATAGAATGAGAACTAAAATTCAAATATCAAAATATAAAAAACTTGGTAATCAATTAATTTATGGGGCTGGTAAGGGAATCTGGATGAAAGGACTTAATCTCAATGCAAGAATAAAGAATAGGGATAGACAACTTAGTGATTTCAATGTAAGGGATAGTGAAGAAGTTAGAAATAGCTTTAAGTCAAAATTGAAGAATAGGAGATGAGTATGGCAGCAAAGATGGGAAAAATGAATGTTGAGAAAGTTAAAACAGAAACTTTCTCAAATCAAAGAGGAAATTTTGCAAAATATTTTAAATATCAAAAAGGCAATAATTTCGTTAGAATGCTTCCTCCTGTAGAGGGCCAAGATTTTCCATGGATGCCTTCTAAGAAACATTTCAGTTTAACTGATTCTATGAAAGGAGTGGGAGGATGTACCTTTAACCCTAAAACATGCTTCGTATGTAAGCAAGTTAGTAAGGATCTTAACTCACCTAAAAAGAAAATAAGAGAAATAGCTGATAAGCGAAAAGTATCTTCTGGCTATGCCTTCCAAATGATTGATGTAACTCCTCTTTACACTAAGAAGAAAAAAGATGAATTTGTTGCAGATAATCCTCCACCTGATTGTTGGGGTGAGGTTAAAATAGATGAAGAAGGAGACTTTGTAGGTAAATGCCTCAAATGTTCATGGAATCAATCTTGTTCTAGAGGAGTTCAGATAGGAAATCTTAGTGGTCAAAGAATTGATGACGTAGCTACTTGTGCCGCTGGTGGTATAGATATTAGTGATCTTAAAGAAGGCAGAAATATTAGAATAAAAAGAAAAGGTGAAGGGTTTGGAACTTCATATACAATATATTGTGATGAAGATCTGGCATGGACTGTACCAAAGAAAATGAGAAAGTTCATTAGCGAAAATTTCATTGACTTGTGTGAAGTTGTAAGGCCAGCCACTCCCCAGGAAACTGAAGAGTCCTGGTATGGCAAAAGCGAAGATGTAGATATGCCTTCTTGCTACGGTGAATATGGTGAAGAAAATAAAAAGAAATGCAAGAAGTGTGAATATGCTGATATCTGTAAAGAAGAAAAAGCTATAGAAAAAGAATCAAACGATAATGACAATGATGATGATAACAATGATGATAGTAAAAAGAGTAAAAAGAAAAAGGATAAGAAGAAATCAAAGAATAAAAAGAAAGATAATGACAATGATAACGACAATAATGATAATGACGATGACAATGACGATGATGAAGATGCACTTGCTTCTATGAGCAAAAAAGAATTAAAGCAATTCATTAAAGAAAATGAGTTAGATATTAAAGTAACAAAGAAAATGGATGATGACGATATTAGAAAAGCCATTGAAGAAGAACTAAAAAGTAAAAATGATAATAATGATAACGACAATGATAATGATGATAATAATGACAATGATAACGATAATGACGACAATAATGATGATAACGATAATAATGATGATAATAATGATGATAACAATAATGACAATGATGATGACAAGAAAAAGAAAACCAATAAGAAGAAGGGTGAAGATCTAAAAAAGAAACTTAGAGGCAAAGCAAGAAAGAAGTAAAACTATATTGCCGGAGTAGCTCAGTCTGGCAGGAGCACCGCTCGAGAGGAGGTCGCTGGTTCGAATCCCGCCTCCGGCAATTGGGCTCAAGCACTCGTGAGGAATAGATCGTGAGGAATAGATGAAAAAATCGCTAGTTAGGGAAAAACTAATTGATAGTATTATGAAGAGCAGTACCAAGAAATTTGGTGCTGATTCTGCAGTATTGCTATCATCTTCTAATGTTACGTCAACTGTTAGGAAAACCATTCCTACTGGATCATTAGATTTAGATAGAATACTTGCAAAAGATATTAATGGCAAATTTGGTCTTCCGGTTGGTAGAATAATAGGTATCTCTGGTAAAGAAGCTTCTGGGAAAACAACTCTCGCTATCTCATTCATGAAAAGTGTACAAGAAATGGGAGGAATGGCAACCATCATTGAAACCGAAAATGCTTTTGATCCTGTATATGCTGAGCAACTTGGCCTCAATTTAGATGAACTTATTATATCGCAGCCAGATTATCTTGAACAGGCACTTGACATCATATCAAATAATATTGAGATGTTTAAACTTGTAAAAGAAGAATATAAAGCAGAAACAGGCAAAGAATTTGATGTTCCAATGATTCAAGTACTTGATTCAATAGCCGGTGTCCCTCCTAAAGTAGAATGGGAAGCATCCAGTAACGAGGATGAGCAAGCACAAGGATTACATGCCAGAAGACTATCTAGATTCTTCAGGGGAATAAGTAAACGTATAGCTAGAGAACAAGTTATTCTAGTTTGTACTAATCAAACTAAGACTGATACAAGAGTAAGATATGGTAATGCAAATACCGAAATAGGTGGAGCTGCATTAAAGTTTCATGCATCTCTAAGGCTTGATATTTGGCGTGATAGTTTTATTAAGCCAACTAAAGATGGTGATCCTATAGGGATCGAAACAAATGTAAAGACTATCAAAAATAAAGTCATGGTGCCTTATAAAACAGTTAAGGTGCCAATTATATTCGGAATAGGGATAGACCCTGCAAGATCAATTTTTAACTTCCTAAAGAATCATAAACTAGTCAAGCATCAAGGCAACACATATTCTTTGTCTTTTAAAAAATATCAAGTAACAGGAGTGGGCGAAACCAACTTTATTAAGAAGCTTGATGAACATCTCAAAAGTGAAAAATTCAATAAACGATTAGATAGATATATTGAAAGAAGGATGGCTAGGGAGGAAGAAGATGGAAGTGATAAGGATAAGAGAAAAAAAGCTAGGAAATCTGAAAGTTAAATCAGGTTTCATAGCTATTGGTGATGTTCATCTCTTCAACGATTATCCATACAATTCATCAGCAAGTATAATTTCAGATAGACTAATAGATATCGCAACAGTTTTAGATCTTGCATTAGGAGCTGGTGCTGAATTCAAATTACCAGTATTTATTAATGGAGATTTATTACTACAGAAGACTCTTGATTATGCAGTGCTATCAACATTGGCTATTACTTTTGAATTATATAAAGATGTACGTGTAGTAATAAATTTAGGAAACCACGATCTCGAAGGCAAATCTTCAGTGTTATCACCTCTTTTTAGATTTGCTGGCAACGAAAACCATAAGATTATATCAGCCCCAAGTATAATTGACATGAATGATTTCAATGCAGTTGTTATTCCTTATGACAATGAAACCCAAAATAGAATTCAAATACTTAATCTCAAAAAAGATCTAAAAAATCAGAACAAAAAGAATATCTTATTTGTTCACAATATCTTTAGAAATTCTAAATTTGGAAAAAGAAAAGCTAAATCTGGATTAAGTCAAAAATTATTTACCAAAGGTAAAATGAAAGATATATTTAGTTTGATTGTGGCAAGCGATATCCATAAATACCAAGAAATCTGTAATGGTCTAGGATTTTATACCTCATCACCAATACCACTTAATTTTGGGGAAAGGAGTATAGATCATGGATTTCACATAATAGATTTGAATAAAGATAAAAGATACTTTGTAATTCCTAAGGCACCTAAGTTCATCTACATGGATTTTGATAATATAAATGAAGATAAGGTTCCTGGAAATATTGTTAAAATCACATTCACAGATAAAAGCCAAAAAACAAATGAACGGGAAACACATAAAAAATTAATGGAACTAGGGGCAAGGCATGTATCTTTTAAAAATGAAACATTTAATACGATCACAGATGATGAAGAAGATATGATTATTAATGAAGAAGATGTTACAACAGAAGCCATAGTATCAAACTTTAGTAGAATCTTGGCAAGGGAAAAAGAACTTAAAAGGAAAAAGGTTGAAAGAGTAGGCATGAAAATTTTAACTGATGCTAAGAGTATGAAATGAATAAGTATACATTCAATAAATTATATAAACCTGGAACTAAAATCAAGATAATTGAAGATGGCATGTATGGCAATGTACATCTTGGACATATATTAACCATTAAAGAAATTGTTATAGGAGAAGCCTTTGGGCCTAAAATAATTACTCAAGAATATCAATCGCGATTTTGGTTACGATTTGAAGTTAAAATAATAAAATGAACATAAAATTAATTTCAGATATGATTCTATTCATGTCTATAAACACACTATTAATGTCAATTTTATCTTTTACTCATAACACGACTCCGACTCAACTAATTAAATGCATTTTTCTATTGTTGATAATGATATTTATAGCTGGCACAATCGCATGAGGGAGGGACAATGGACTTTGACTGTAAAACAACTATTTGTTACGATAGCGAAGGATCTATTTCACTTGTATTTGAAAATAGAAAACAGATAACCAAACTAATATGGAGGTTAATAGAAAAATACTTTGAAAAATTTGGAAGAGTGGGTGTTTCTCTTAGAATAAGACCATCATATTGTAGAATGTTTCCTAAAGAAAAAGCTAGGTGTTTGTCATGTTGACTCTCAAAAAGTTGAGAATGGTTAATTATATATCTTACAAAGATACCACAATAGATTTTGACAAGGCATTTTCAAAATCTAACATATTATTGATGTATGGAAAGAACTACGATGATCAAGCATTTGCATCTGACAACGGAGCTGGTAAGAGTATTATTTATGACGCAGTAGTTTACACACTATTTGATAAGACCACTAAGAATTCTAATAAAGATCAACTAATTGGTAAGTTTGGCGAATCAATGATGACGGAAATTGAACTCACTAACGGGGTTCATGATTACACAATTACTAGACATAGAAAACATCCTGAGCACGGAAATGCGGTTCTCTTTGCAAAGAATGGCAAACTTAAGAACATAAAATCAACACAAACTGATATGACAACTTGGATATTATCAAAGTTAGGATTATCATATAAAAGAGTTTTGAATACATCTATTTTTGAGAGTAATGACGTCAGAAGCAAATTTATTTACTTAGGTGATAAAGATAGAAAAGAACTATTATCACAACTTAAAGGATTAGATATATTTTCAAAATGTGTTGATATTGCAAAATCAAAAGTAGAAGAAGGAAAGCAAGGCATTAATGAACTTAATCATGAATTAGAAAAGCATTTAATTCTAACTTCTAGGATGAAATCTGAGATTAAAGAACAAAAAAGGCAAAGTAAAATATTTGCAAAAGATAAATTAGAAACAATTGCCAAACTTATCAAAGAATTAAAAGAAATAAAGGAGAAAATAAAATCACTAGAATCTGATAGAAAAGAATCAATAAAATCCCAGAAGAATTTAATTAAAAATCTAAGATCTAAAATTAAACCTGTTAAGAAATTGAACAAATTAAAAGATGAATGTGATAAAATAAACAGTCAATTAATGATATGTAAAGCAAATACAATTCATCTACAAAATAATATAAATTCATTACAAGACAGAATTAATAACCTACAAAGAAATAGAAAAAATACTGGAGAAACATGCGATGAGTGTGGATCGTTAATATCTAATGATAACATAAATAAACTAATTTCTAAACTTAAAACTGAAACAATATCATTAACAAATGATTTAAAGAAAAGAAATGAAGATTATAGACAACTTTGTGATGATAAAAACATAATAATTCAAAAATTAAAAGATATAGAGGTAATTGTTGCCGAAAATAAAAGAATAGAAAATCAAATATCATCCATAGAGTACGGTATTGAAAAACTAAAATCGTTAGCGGATACTAAAGCACTCATGTATAAACAAGATTTTAGTAAACTTCAAAAAAGGATTGATGAAATAAAAAATGCAAAAAATGTTCATATAGAAAGAAGTAACACAGTTAGAAAAGAAAAAAAAGAAATTGAAAAAACTATTGATGAACTAAAAGAAGAAGTTAAATCGTTACAAAAGAAACTCAGATACAATTTAGCATGGCATGAAGGATATGGCAAAGAAGCAATCCAAGCATTCGCTTTAAAATCGACTGTTGCTGAACTCAATAAGCATATGAGAGATGTTTCTAATGTTCTAACTGATGGAATCATTGATGTTAAATTACTAACTGAAAAAACCCAAGGCAATCAGAAGATAAGAAATATATTTGAACTTGACATATCTGATGCTCACAAAGAAAATCTGCCATTTAAAGAATGGTCAAAGGGCCAAAAGAAAAGAATTGAAATAATATCATCATTTGCGCTAATGAATTTAGAATCAAACTTAATAAGTGAAATATTCTTAGATGAATTATTTGATGGCATTGATAAAGTCGGAATCATTAAAATACGAGATTTGCTTGATGAAGAATCAAACAACAATAAAAGATTCATAGTAATCTCACATTCTGAACACATCAAAGATCTGTTTCCAAACAGAGCTATGATTAAACTAAAAGACGGCATTAGTACATTCCATTTAGAGGGATAATTATTTATGATGGATCTAATTAATCAGGGAAAAGGATCAGTTACTAAGATTTGGCAAACATCAAATTTCAGATTACTTCAAAGTATTTATTACTCATGCAAACATGATGACATTGATTTTTATAATCCTCCTGAAGAATATAGAAACCAGTTAATTGATAAGATCGTGAGGTGTGTCAATGGGAATAGTATTAGTCAAAGAACTAAGTGAAAAATTAGTTAGAATTGAAAAATTAAAAGAATTAGGATTCAATACTCCACTAATGTTTCCAATACCCGTTAATCCAAACCAAGAACAAATTATTGAATTGATGAAATGGGCTACTAAAACAGCAACCAATATTGAACGAAAAAACTTTAAAAATAAGATATTCAATATTAGAACATATAGATATTTTAATGATGGTTCTGAAACATTTAGTCAACCACATATTTGCGATATAAAATTAGATAATCTTGAGAATGAAGTTAGAAAATATTCTAGAAATTATATATGCCTTGTAGATGCTGAAGTTCCTGATAATGGGCGATTAGCTGGGAATATTTTCATTGAAAGAAATCCAATAGGGCGTGCAATAAGTTTCACAATCGAATATTGTGAAAAACCTATACGGGCAATGGTTAGAGATGCTAATATTTCTATAACTAATAGTGTTACAAAAGCGATAGATATGAAGCCTGAATTATTTGAAGTATTTGTAAGAGCTCTGATGTTTAAAGAAAAAGCTATCCTTGAATGGACATGGTTTAAAGATCTTACCGGAGTAAAAAATCATAATATTGTATGGTGGGAGTATCGTTCAATATGACAGTAGACCAGATCATAGAAGAAATATGGAAACTTTCATGGTATGACGTTTTAAAATTAGCAATTGCAGACGATTTCATACTTCTATTTAAAATATGGCCTGTAATTTTAGGAATATCTATTATATTAATAATTAGAATAATTCGTGAGGAATAAAGATGGCAGATGTGAAAAATCAATTAGAGTTATTTGAAGATGTTGAAGAAAATGAAATAATTGAAGAAAGTAATATTTCAAACTTTGGTAGACAAAATTTAACTTTTGATAAATGTCCTGGATGTAAAGTTTACAAAGGTCAATATCATCACCCTGGCTGTAAATTTAAAGATAATGAACAAATACAACGAACTTAAAAGCTATCGTGACTATCATAATTTAATTGATGGTCTTATAGAATTAAACCTTAATAGAAGGGAGTTATTTAATAAACAACCATATACTAACATGGGTCTTATAGAAATTGCAATGTCTTTTTGTACCATAGAATGTAATATTGGAAGACAATCTGGTAAAACAACATATATTAAATCAAAAATAAACAATGATACATTGATCATTGTTCCTAATCATAATTACAAAAAACATTATCTTAGTTGTGGAATGAATAATAATATTAAGACAATTCATAGTTTTATTTCTAAAAGTGCATGGCCTAATAGATTTTATAAAACTATCTTCTTCGAAGATTTGTCTTTTACGAAGCATAATGCAAATTTTTATGAAGTATATGAAGCCCTCGTTTACCATTATCCTTTTCAGCAAACTTTTATATTTCTAGGATAAACCATGTCAATAAAAATTGATTGGTACAAATTAGCATGGAAGTATGGATTCAGAGAACCAAGTCAGTTATTTACTGACATGCGACAAAAAGGAATGTCTTACGAAGACATGGCTTATGAACTTAATTGTGCAAGATTTATGGTTAGATATAAATGTTATGAACTACTAGCACTTGGAAAATTAAAACCAGAAGACATTAAAATGAAACCTGAAATGGCTGATCATATAATAAGAAATATGAATAAATCATATCCATACTTAGCTAGAAAACTTAGACATCTTGGAAGGAAACTATAATAATGAAACGATTAACTAAAACAGAAAAAGAAGATACATTTAATAGAAATAGAAAGAAATTACTTAAACTTAGAAAAGATCATAGAATATCAATAGGTATAGATCTCGGAACTTTTAATACTGGTTATTCAGTTAGAGAAGATAATTTTTCAATAAATGATAAATCAAAACAGATCATTGAAAGAATTCATAAAATAACAATTGAGGCAAAACAATATATTAGATTAAATAATTCTAATGCAATAGCTCTTATAGAGGACTATGCATTTGCAGGAAAAACAGTTATACAAGAGGCTGAATTAGGAGGTAATATTAAACGGCTCTTGTGGCGTCATAAAATACCCTATATGGTTATTGCACCCACAACATTAAAGAAATTTGTATTAGGACAAGGAAAGGGGGTAGGATCATCTAAAAAAGAACTAATGCTGCTTGAGTGTTATAAGAAATGGGGAAAATCATTTGAAGACAACAATATTTGTGATGCTTTTTGTTTGAAAATGTTTTTAGATACCTTATTCATATATCTGAAAGGAGAAAATAAATTTGCTAAGTGGGAACAAGATATGTTTAGAGATTTTGTAATAAACAGAGGTAATCCTGTGATGTAGAGGTTGTAATGAAAAATATAAGTCCTCCTGCATGTAAGATTTTCGTGGATGGCAAACCACTTGAGGATTATCTAGAAGAAAAGGAGAAGAATCAAGCAACCATAGAATATGAAAAAGAGATAAGAGACATTGGATTAAAAGTAAAAAAATCTATTTTTCACCACATAAAGCCAAAGTATGATATAAATAAAAAGAAATTAATAAGTTCAAAAAAACTTACTGACGAAGAAATACGAAAGGAGTATGGCATAATGTCTAAATCAATTGGTACAATGGCTAATGATATTGCATGGATTGTTAAAAAGAATTCAGGAAAAGAAATTTCTTTTGATACTATTAAAAAAGAACTTCAACCAAAAAATGAAAATTCTGCAAGAACAACTTTCCTATCTATCATGAATGCTTTTAATTTTTCATGGCGTATTGTTGTTGACGATAACAATCCAAAAAGAAGAAATAGATTCTATAAAATAGAAATTCCTGATAACTATGACGCCGAAATGATTAATCAAAAAGTTATAGAAAGCAGATGGAAATATAAGAAAGAAATAATAACGGAAAAAAAGCAAACACCTTATGAAGCTAAAAATATAATTGAACAGATTAAAAAATCAATGGTCCCTGGAGGTTATTCAGATTTTATTTCGGAAGAATTAACTAAAGCTCTTGGGAAGAAGGCAAGTAAGCTAAAAATCGAAGTTGAAGTAAGATTTGGTTTTATTAAAGAAACTTGAATATATAGAACTCCCGGGGAGGGAGGGCTTCTCCCCGGGAGTGTTGTCGCAGGGTTTCCCCCGCTAGACTGTCAGTTCAGGTCGGCAGCAGACCTGCGGAGGCTCACTGACAGCCATGCTTTTGCGAGATACTATAAAATACCTCGCAATTTTTGCACCTATAACTTTAGCCATAACCATACCTAAAAACACGCCACGAGCAATTTAAAACAGCAAAACGAGCCACGTAATTTACCTTGCAATATACCTGCCGAGCCACCTACCCCATGATAATCAACTTCGCAGTAACACTTACCGCAGAAGGTGCTTCGCTACTGGTTGAGGAACTTGAAGATTGAGAACTAGAAGAAGTACTAGACTCACTCGACTGGGAACTCGAAGAACTAGATGTACTAGAACTAGAAATGCTTGAACTAGATTCACTAGAAGCACTAGAGCTAGAAGATTCAGAACTAGATGACCAACTAGATCCAGAACTGCTTGAACTAGATTGACTGGAACTAGAGCTTGATTCCTCGGAACTAGACGATTGTGAACTAGAGCTTGATTCTTCAGAGCTAGAGCTGCTTGACGTCGAACTTGAAGAACTGCTTTCACTAGATAACGATTCACTAGAACTTGATATCGATGATGTAGAGCTACTTGAACTAGATTCACTAGAATGTGAAGAGCTCAAGGATGAAGTTGAAGAACTAGAACTACTAGATTTAAAATAAGCTTCAGAACTGCTAGATTCACTAGAACTACTAGATTCTTGAGAACTACTAGATTGCGAGGAACTGGAACTAGATTCACTGCTAGAAGAACTAGAAGTGCTAGAACTTGAACTCTCTTGAGAACTAGAGCTAGATTCACTACTAGAAGAGCTAGAAGTAGAAGAACTACTAGCACTTGAACCACTACTAGCTGAAGAACTGCTAGATTCACTAGAACTACTAGCACTAGAACCACTGCTAACAGAAGAACTGCTAGATTGTGAAGAACTACTAGAACTAGATTCACTACTAGCTGAAGAACTGCTTGATTGTGAACTGCTTGATTGCGAACTAGAACTAGAAAGAACCCCACTTATTTCAGTAAATCTGAATTTAATAAATTCACTAACAGGATCAATCGCTACAGTATGCCTTTTATGTCCTGCTGACTGAGACGCAGTAACTACTCCCCATGAAGAATCAGTGAAAAATGTACCATCAGAAGAATCAGCAATATATCTATCAATCTTAATATGACCAATTCCTGTAATAACTACATCCAATGCCATATTCCCACCAGGGGCGAAATATGACAATTGTACAGGATCTGATTCAGCATATTCATTCAACCAGATCTCTTGATTTTCAAGTAAAGTTATGGTGCTTATCATCACAGCCTCCTCGGTTAATTAAGTTTCAACAATTCTCATGTTAATATCGGATTCAAACTTCTGATAACTATCATCAGGTAATTGTTTGTCTGTTGTGATTTTAGTTGTTATCTTGTAAGTGCTTCCAGTAACCCCGCCTTTCACTCCTATTAATATATATCCAGCATATTCATCCGTTCCAATTTCTGATCCAGCTATTACTGTACTAGTAGCATCAGCACTGGATAGTGTAGCAGTAACAGTTTTTGCAGTTATTGTTTCATCAGAATCTAATCTCTTTTTAAAAGATATACCTATGACAAATTCTTCATATGGTTGTTTGGTAAATGATGATGGTGAAGTTGGCATGACCATTACCCCGTAATAAATTTACTATAATACTTCCTAAGTAATCTTTCTAATCTTATTGAACCAGCTATTGAATTATCTACAATTGGAGTCATGAAAGCCCTCCAAGCTCTTCGCTTGTAAGGGTGAAAATGGCAAACCTTGATAGGCTTTTCGCTTCTTTGAAATCTTGGAATAAACCCACTGCATCCCACATTATATGTATTGTTAAGAACAGTAACTCTATCTTTATACTTTGATTTCAATAATCTATTAAGGGTTGGTTCTTCTTTTCTCTGTTCACCACTAAGGATATTATTTACAATATCACTAACAATATCTTTCGCACTACTTTTCCAAAAGACACTTCCCCCATTGAACTTAGGTCTACTGTAACAACATACCCCGACATCTTTAAATTCAGGTTCTTTAAAAGGCCAATTCTGCCAAGCATCTAAATCATGCGCCCATATTGTGTCTATAGAAACATTATCATAGAACCATTTGACTGCAAACATTTTACTACCAGTCAAACAAGTTTTATTAAGTTCAGTATTATGAGCCTTAACGCCCATGAATTCATGATCAAAATTAGCAATAAGAATTATATCTTCTGGTAGCCATCCAAGTTCAAGAGAATTTTCAATTTGAGCATTAATTAATAGTGAAATATGTTCTGGACAATATCTCCAAGTATTACTCATATTTGCGACTATAAGGTTCTTCATACAGAAACATCCTTGAATGATATAAGGGGTGCCTCTCCCCATTCTCTATTTTCATTAGCTCTATAGATTCCATACAAAAGATTAAAGAAAGAAATGACTTTATTCAATTTTTCAGTATAACGCCAATTCTTGTTTATCATATTTATAGTTTTACTTTGTTTTTCAGTAACCACATTTATGTATTTCTTACCAAAACACATAGCCGTAAATCCAAGTCCAAATGCCCTATTAAGAATGTCTCTATCATCAGCTCCATGACGTTTCCTTAGAATTACTTCTAAGGCATCTACCATCTAAGATAGAACTTTCTAGCTTCATTAGACTCTGTGAGTCCTCCACATGGTTACGTCCAAACCTTTTTAATTCTACGCTGCCTTTTTTCCATTGCCTAATACCTAATCTTTTGATATTCTTTGCAGCATTGTGATCTGCATTTAGCTCATAACCACACTTTAAGCACTTAAATTCTGATTGTGATCTCCTATTTCTCTTGTGAGTGAATCCACATTCACTACATCTTTGTGATGTGTGATGGGGATCTACTTTAATCATACTCTTATTGAACCACTTAGATTTATAATCTAACATGTTTATCAGTTGACCCCAAGATTGATTGAGTATTTCTCTATTCAATCCTGATTTGGCACTAACACTTTTTCTTGGAGATCCATCTTCATTTTCTCTTACTTGTCTAGTCATATTGGATATTTTCAAGTCTTCAATACAGATCACGTCATATCGTTTCACTAACTTCTTAGAAACTTTATCTAAGTAATCTTTTCTCTTGTCTCTAAGTTTCTTATTCAATCTAGATAGTGATTGCTTGGTTTTTGCACGACTAATAGATTGAATTTTTTTCATTCTATACTTACGATTTCTTCTAGTTCTCCTTTCTAGTTTTCTTTGAGTTGATTTAAATTTTTTTACTAATTCTTTGTCTTCAAACTTATCAATCACTTTACCATTACTGAGAGTTGCTAACCTAACAGTTCCTAAATCTAATCCAACTCTTTTCCCAGTCATTGGGGTTCTAAAGATATTGAATTGATGACATATAGAAAGATACCAATGATTATTGATCTTTTTGATGGTTACATTCTTGATATCTTTTAAATTAATATTGATTTTAGGCTTAATTCTAATGAATCCAATTTTAGGTATTCTTATGGATTTTCTTGATTTAGAAAACCAAAATCTTTGAACTATTTTAAAACTTTCTTTAGATTTACCTTTCTTTTTAAACTTAGGAAATCCAAATTCAGATTTATAACAATTCTTGATAGCTTTATCAAGATTCAAACATTGCTGTTGGAGCGATTGTGCTGGTGATAATTTTAACCATTCATATTCTTCTTTTAATTTAGTTAACTCCTTACACATATCATATCCAAAGATAAACTTACCACTAACAAAATGATGTTTAATATTTCTCATCAAGAAGTGATTCCAAACAAATCTATTATTACCACAGAATTGATTAAACATCTGTTCTTGAGATTTAGTAGGATAGATTCTATATGTTATAGATTTAAAAAACATTATAATTCCAATTCCCAAAATGATTTAAGATCATTAACAACTCCCCATTTTCTATTTATGTTAGCTTTATAAAGACCATAAGCTAAATTAAAAAATGAAATAATTTTGTTCAATTTTTCTGTATACTTCCAATTTTGATTAATCATATTTATAGTCTTATTTTCTTTAATTATTTGCTCTACTATTCCAAAATATTTACCTCCAAAACACATGGCTGTAAATCCTAACCCAAAAGCTCTGCACATGATATCTCTATCATCTACACCATAACCAATGAAGTCTTCGTTGTACCCCCCAAGTAATTCTATAAATTCTTTTTTATAGAATCCAAGTCTGCCTCTTAACATTCTTTTACCTTTTGCAAAAATGGCCATTTCTGGTTTAGCATTTGCCAATTGATTTATTTTTGACGCAAATCCTTTATTAGTTAAGTTATCAGCATCTACATTCACTACGATATCACCCTTGGCCTGCTTAAAAGCAATATTCCGCGAATGAGACATACTATAATGACTAGGTTCTTCAGTCCTATAAAATATTAATCTACCTTCGTTTATTAATTCTAAATATAATGGTTGTGATAAAAAATTAATTAGCTTAATTAATTCATTACTAGAGCTATTATAATCTAATATCAAAAACTCTAGGTTAGGATAATCCTTATTATCCTCTATGTTTTGTGGCAATGACCTAATTAAATCATCACTTCGGTTCATAACAGTTGTACATAGTGAAATTTTATTATTCACAAGAATGGACTCGCCATCGTCACATGTTTTATATTTTTCATCAACAAAAATAGTCCATGCCCCATGTTCGAAAATATTACTAAATAATTCTTTAATAACTATTTTATTAAATTCTATCATAAGATCCCATTTTTATTAAGAATTACATCAAAGACTTGCTCAGCTAGCTTTCTCATACGCCCTCGTATTTTTTTTTAGCCAAGGTAAATCTGCTGCCACTTGAAGCCTTATAGTCAATTCTTCGTGAAGTTCAAAACCATATTTGAGCATTTTTTGCATCACATATTTATAATCTCTGCAATTAACATGCCCAGAACCTTTTTGGCCTGGAGGAGCCCAACTTAGTATCAAATATCTAGAGCAATAGCGAACTAGATTTTCAATAAATATTGTTTCAAATTTTTCTGGAATATGTTCACCTACTTCTAAGCACATCACTAAATCATAATCAATACCAACATACCTTTCTTTAGTAAGATCAACTGTCATAATATCTTTATAAATTCCTAATTTTGAAACACCAAATGTCCCATCATACCCGTGAACAATAGGCCATCCTGCCTCTTTGAATTTAGAACAATACCATCCATCACCACAACCTACGTCAGCAAATTTTTTAGGATGAAAAAATTTTAATATTTCACTAGCAAGACCTTCATCATGCTTGTGATTTTTTCTAGCAAGCCTAGCTGACCAAATTCCCGTTTCTGGATCTAATCTCATAATTAATGATTTCTATTTAGAAGAATCAATTGAGAGCATCCTTTTCTAGGAAATTCATTAATTAGAAGATAATAGCTTTTATTATCTCTAATTTCCCAACCATAAAGAACATGCGTTTCATTAAATGATTTAAACCAATCTTCCCATAATTGATAACTTCCAACATATCCTAAATGAAGTTCCATCGTTACCATTAAGGCATTCTCAATTATTTTTCTAGATTCATCATCTCCCAATAAACATTTTTCTCCACCCTCACAATCAATCTTAATAACATTCTTACTACTTCTATTATAAGGAATATTATATTTATTGAAAAGATTGATTAAAGACATACTTTTCAAAGAATAAGTTCTTTCACTTGTATTATATTTATCTTCTGATTTATCAAGAATATCTTTATCAACAAATCTATGTAAACCACTAAATTTCCCAGGTTTAAACCAAACATCTTCACCAGCTCCAAGAGCTTCTCTATAACAGTTAATTCCCCAAGGAGCAGCTTGAGCATTTAGAATATCAAATGTTTCATCATGGGGTTCAAATGCAATTAATTTTGCAAAAGGATATATAACTCTTGCCATTATAGATGTTGTACCTTTATTGGCTCCAATATCAATAAAACAGTTCACTTCTTTATCTTGAAGAATTCTTAACATATAAGGGTCATATTTAAAAATCTTGCCACTCATGCCTAGACCTCCACCAACCAGACACCTTGTTTTTTATAGACCACTATCCTATCTGCTTCAAACATTTCATCAACAGCTTTCTGAACTCCCCCATACCTGCATATTTCATCTGGAAATCCATAATCATGGCCACCTATTAAGCCACCTTTCTTTACAATGGGAAGCCACAATTGTATATCATTTTTAACCATGTCGTAAGTATGGTCTGCATCAATGTAGACAAAATCAAAATAGCCATCAGGAAAAAATCTTTTTGGAAATAATTGAGCAGCTTCTTCGCTACTCATTCTCATGATTTTAAACTGTGGATAAAATGGCGTAAATCTACATGATCTAATATACATTTCATGCCATCTGTGTTCATCTAATTTCGGATGAGTATAGGTTACTCCATTCCATCTTGTGTCATACTTATCAATACCCCAATATTCATCAATGATATTGTGGCATTTATATAGAATATATTTTGCACTATGGGCTCTAAATACTCCTATTTCAGCAAACTTCTTTACATTTCTCTTAGTTATGATATCAGCTAAAACAGTTGAGTGCCCACCTACATCCCACTGGCTATCAACAACGGCCTTTGCCATGACTAATCCTTTCAATGATCTCTAGAATCGCATCTCTAATTGTATCATTAAAACTATACTTTGGATTCCATCCATTAGAATATAATTTTTTAGCATAGGGAATCTTATCTGTGACTTCTTCAAACAAATCACCATGCAAAATCTTTGGATCTATATTAATAATATTTGAAGAAGTTTTAATACCCATCTCATTTAAAGTTTCAATTACTTTTAATGCAATACCGCCTATTGTCATTTCATTAACAGAATTTCCAACATTCCATATATTATTATAATTTTCGTTAATTGATAAATAATAAATTGCGTCAACCATATCCCTCACATCGGTAAATGCTCTTTTCTGTAGTCCAGTTCCATATACAGTAATATCATTATTATTAAGCGCCTGATAAATAAATCTAGGAAGGACAAATCCTCCAGTAGGCGACTGCCTTGGCCCTGCCACATTAAATGGCCTGATTATTTGATATCTTAAATCAGATACTCTTGCTTTATTCACCAAAGATATCTCAGCAAGCATCTTAGCCGCACCATATTCTGATCTTACCGTATAACAATTAGGAAAGACCTTTTGTGAATCTTCGTCAAGTTGGTCACAATGCCCATATATTTCTGAACTTGAAATGTAAATAAAAGGTTTTCCTTTAGCCAAACATACATCTCTTATTTTATTAGAATCATTTAATATCATTTCAGCAAGTTGGCCAGAATACTTAAGAACTCCAACAGGGCCTACTGGTGAAGCCAAATGATATATAATATCAAATTGCATATGATTAAAATTAATATCCATTATTGATTTTTCAAAAACTTCAAATCTGCAAGAAGCAATTTCAGGATCAATCACATTTGACTGTAAATTATCAACTATAATTACTTCATGGCCTTTTGATTCTAACAATTCAGCTAAATGGTATCCTAGAAAGCCTAATCCTCCAGTAATCAATGTCTTCATTGTTATCTCCTACGCTCGTGATATTCCACCACCAAGTCCGCCATATTCGATTTCAGACTCAATTTTCATTTGCTTTTGTTTGATTTTCTTAAACAAAAAGATTTTGGTCCCAGTCAATAATCTTTTCCATGGAGGATATTTGTCATAAACTTTTGTATTTATAATCTTAGCATCGTTTTCTATGGATTGGCTATGCCCATGCATAATTTTCACTTTATCAAATAAGTAGATTGGATGAGTATAAAGACAATTATACTCAAATGGAAGAACATAGAACTTAACATCGCTATTATATAGAGCCGCCCTAACCCAAGGCTCATCACATCCACTTTTTCTTTTCTTCAATAACTCTGTAGTATTATTTAGAAACTCTTGAGTAGCATTATTTTTTCTCCACCAGAACACCCCAAAAGCTAACTCGGGAAAGCAATTAGGAACGCCAGATATCTTTCTGGTATTCCAACTAACAGACATTGTCGAAGCTAGATCATATTTATTAAGCGATTCAAACACTTCATCAAGCCTATCACATACAAATGTATCAGCATCCATATGTAGCGTATGATCATATGGAGAGATTAAAAGACATTCAAATTTAGTAACCCAAATATCACCTATTGGTTCAGGAATATTAATAAAATTATCAAATGGAACATCTTTAAGAGGTTCACAATTGAGATTTGTGAATAGTGTTATAGGAATCTCTGGCATATGTCTCTTAAGACTACTTGCTGATTTTATAGCCAATTTAAGATAATAGTTATCTCTGATTACCATGTCGTCAAAATAATCACCTGGATCAGATGCTTTAAAATCAATTACGATATAAACTGCCCCTTTCGTCATAACCCCCTCCTAGATTCTATAGAATGGCTGTTTCATATCTTTTTTTAGAATCATAGTCAATCCACAATTTCCTGCAGTATACGGCCAAGTAAAAACTTCTGCAGATTTAAACTTCTCAATAGTCTTCCTAATGGTATATGTGTCAATAATTCTACCTTGTCTTATTTTTTTGTCATAAGTAGTTTCCCACGGGCATGTATCGTGAAGAAACATTACACCACCAACAAGCATCTTTTCAAAAAAGAAAGCTGTTTCAATGCCTAAAACTTCTGCATGATGATCACCATCAATAAACACAATAGCTGGTGAATCATTAAATTTTTCCATGAAATCAAAAGAAGAACAATGAGTCAAAACCATATTCTTGTGATCTATATTATCATTGAAAGTCACCCATTCACAAACCTTACCTCTTTTATCACAAGCATAATGCTTAACATTCATTTCAGCAGCCTGTCTTGCAAGAACTTCAGTAGATTCGCCTAATCCTATTTCTACAATGCATCCTTTAACATTACTTAAGATTACATCAACTAATCTGTCTAGTATGATCCAAGGATGATTTAATAAAACCATAATATCATTCCTTCCTATTGATATTATACAATTAATTCGCTAAAACTACATCCAAAATTTCTCCCCATTTGCAGGGATCAAGATTTTTCCTCGACCATTCTTTAGCATTGAGCCCAATGGCTTTCCTATAACCTTCTTTTCTTTGCAGTAATTTTAAATACAGTAAAAAACTATCATAATCAACACAATAAAATCCTGTATCTCCGTGAACTATCCTATCCTTAGTTCCATCTCTCGGTTCAGATAAGATAGGTAATCCAGAGGCCAATGCTTCAGCAACTACTCTTGGATATTGATCCCGCCACATATTAGATGTTCTATAAAGATAAATGTGTCCTCTACTAAGAAACTCTTCTACTGGCATAGAATTCCACTTATGAAAAACCATGCGCTTTTCATTTCTAAAATGTTTTTCAATTTCAGAATGAACAGGCATAAATTCAAATCTAATATTCTTTGTATCCTTCAACAATCTTTCATAAAACTTAGTATCAAGCTCTTTTATGATATGCTTTTGCCAAATATGAATTTTATCACCATTGCCAACTGATTCTTGAGTTACAAATTTTCGCCAATCAGAAGTAGAATGACGAAGCACAACTAGTTCACCTTTTGAATCTTTTCTATCGGCTGTACATACTTGGTAGAATTTATCTAGATCAATAGCTCCAAACAGAACTATTCTTTTAGTATTTTCAAAACCTAAAACATCTCTATCAAACTCATCTTTCTTTTCTTCATTTTGAAATATAACAGCTTTTAATTTACCAGTTTGATCTAGCCATCTACATTTAGGAAGGATTCCATTCGCAAAATTAACACCTATTATAACTGAACTTGATTTATTAACCAACTCTTGCCCTTCTTTGCAAAAGTCCCAAATACAGTCGTTAGCATAAAATAGAAGTGGCAAACCTTCTTTCATTTGTTGAACCATTGCGCCACTTTTAAAAGAAGCATCAATAATATTATTTCCATTATTCAAATAATTAGCATGAATTACACCCCACGGATAAAGGTTAATTTTCCAACCTGATTTTTCTAAAATCTTAGATATCATTAGGAAACTTTGTTCACCACCACCAGCAGAATTTAGATTACCAACTAAATTAATTTCTTTTTGATTTTTACTATCTTCTATAACATAATTAGATACAGTAACTTCATTTAGAATATTGGTGTCTATTTCAGAAGTAACAATTTCCTTCTTAATAAATTTTGCTAGACTATCAGCATCTATTGTTTTTATTGTGTGAACATTCTTTTTTTCATATTCACAAACACCACCGTCATAATACATTTCAATTGCTCTAATAACATCTTGAGCAGAAATCATATCCATGCATTTAGCAACTGTTCTTCCATTATCAGTAATAGTTTTATGGCAGAGTCTTTTATTGTGATCAGGATCCTTGGCAATGGGAATAACCCTAGCTTGCCAGCAACCACCATTATCACAACACTCGAGCGCACCATTAGTATGCAGATGCCTATGATTTGTGTAAGCTGTCCATCCTGAAGGCTCTCTACCGCCAGCCAATACGACACACGGTTTACGTGCCTTGCCCTTCTTAGGAGGGATCGCAGCCGCCATATGCATGAGAAAACTTAGCCCACTAACACAACCCTCTGAGTGGTAAACAAGAGGTATAAGTCCTCTAACTTCTTCATTGAATTTGTCTGTAAGATCAATAACATTATTTAACTTCTCAACAAGATGATCACTTCTGCCAATTACAACAAATTTAATTAGGCCATCGAAATAATCTATGACAGTTTGAAATCTTCTCCAATCCCAAATCTTTGTTGTGCAATCCCTTTTTCCTCCAGGAGCTACAACCCAATATTTTTCAATTCCGTAAACATCTTTGATCATATTGTAAGTTTTTTCTTTTTCAGATAAATAAACATCGCCTCTTTGCCGCATGAAATTCTTACAGAAATCAGAATATTTATTTCTTAGAGATATGAATGGTTCTTTAGCATCGGGATTTTTAACAGTATCTCCCATACTAGGATCACCTACTGACCCATTGGCAAAAGCAGCACAAAACTCACCTATCCTAAGAGGAAGGGCTTCATGCAAATCAGCAGCAGCTATCATATCGAAAAGAAACATACTAGTGAAATGCATATTTGAATTATTTACATTACCAACCATTGGATATCCAACTTTATAGAATTCAACCCAGGATCCTTCTTTTTTAATAGACGTATCTATATATGGATTATTTTCCCACAAAGATGGTTGATTGCTTTCAACATTAACTTTTATATCTGGAAAAAGTAAGTGAAAATCCCTTAGACCTGCGGTCATCATCAATCCATCACCAAGAGCCCTTGAATGTTTGAAGACTATTTTTCTATCTTTTTTATATTCATCTGGTTTTGATTCTGTTAGAATCTCTTTCTTAATAATGGTTGGTTCTTTTAATCCAAATAAACCTAAAAGTCCTTTCTTATCCAATTCATTTTTAAGAACAGAAAGAATCTGCCTAGTGACTTCAAAATTTCCTGGATAGTTCACATGAACATGCCCATCTCCAAATTGAATTGCTGCCAAAACATTATCTACTTTACCATGCCCTACTTGATTATCATTTAATTCTGATAATAAATTTTTAACTGCCTTAGTTAATCCCTCCGACGACATGATACCCTCCGATTAAGAATTAAGAAACTTTAAAGTTTGTTATTAATTTATCAACTTTGAAATTTGTTATTAATTTATCAACTTTGAAATTTGTTATTAATTTATCAACTTTGAAAACAATAGATGGATCTGATAGATCTGTAAAAACTGTAGAACTGCTTGACTGTGAAGAGCTACTTTGGATAGAAGAACTTGATTGAGAACTACTTGAACTTGATAGTGGATGAAATGATTCGCTTGAACTACTTGATTGTGAAGAACTTGAAGTGCTAGATGAACTACTTTCACTAGAACTAGATGATTGTGAACTACTACTTTCACTAGAACTAGATGATTGTGAAGAACTCGATTCGCTAGAAGAACTAGATTGTGATGAACTTGATTCACTAGAACTAGATGATTGTGAACTACTAGAAATCGAACTGCTACTCGATTGTGAGCTACTCGATTCGCTAGAAGAACTAGATTGTGATGAACTAGAAGTACTAGAACTTGATTGTGATGAACTAGATTCACTAGATGAACTCGATTGTGAAGAACTAGATTCACTAGAACTAGATGATTGTGATGAACTAGAAGTAGAAGAACTACTTGATTGCGAAGAACTAGATTTACTAGAACTACTACTTTCACTAGAACTACTAGACTGTGATGAACTTGACGTACTAGAACTGCTTGATTTGCTTGAAGAGCTTAACGATTCACTTGATGAAGACGAACTGAGATGTAATAAACTACTCTCACTAGAAGAACTAGATTGTGATGAACTAGATTCACTAGATGAACTTGACTCACTACTACTAGATTCACTAGATGAACTTGACTCACTACTACTAGATTCACTAGATGAACTTGACTCACTACTACTAGATTCACTAGATGAACTTGACTCACTACTACTAGATTCACTAGATGAACTAGACTCACTAGAAGAACTAGATTGTGATGAACTACTCTCACTAGATGAACTAGATTGTGATGAACTACTCTCACTAGAACTAGATGATTGTGAACTACTACTTTCACTAGAACTAGATGATTGTGAACTACTACTCTCACTAGATGAACTAGATTGTGATGAACTACTCTCACTAGAACTAGATGATTGTGAACTACTACTTTCACTAGAACTAGATGATTGTGAACTACTACTTTCACTAGATGAACTAGATGATTGTGATGAACTAGATTCACTAGAGCTACTAGATTGAGAAGAACTTGACTTACTACTACTAGATTCACTAGAAGAACTAGATTGTGAGCTACTAGAACTACTAGATTGAGAAGAACTAGATGTACTAGACGAGCTAGATTCGGATAAACTAGATTCACTAGAACTACTTGATTCCCCGCCCGCCTCCGTATCCCCCGGCACCAGCCCCGCCGCAATGTAATAGGCGTTACTGGTCGCCCCCGTGGAGTTGTCAATCGGGACTAGGCCGGCTGAAATCTGATATTCGTTCGATGCCATCTAAACCCCTAGCTCCACGGGATGGTGATTGCCGTCCGGCGTAATGTGGCGTCGGAGCGGAGGTTGAAGTCTTCAGAGCCGCCTGTCGTGCTGGTATAGCCCTCGGTTGTGTCGGCCTGGTCCTCTTCGTTGGAGGTGGTTGAACCACCCTCTATTGGTATGAACTGGTGGAGCGTGGCGTTCTGGATGTTGTCGCCGTCGTTGTCCTCGAAGTAGCAATAACCGGACACTGTGACCTCGGTGTTGGCGTTCAGGCCGATATCACCGGCCCCTGAGTGGTTGGTAATGCGACAACCGATGAGGGACCAGAAGGCGCCTTCCGAAGTAGAGGCTAGGCTAACCACTCCGTCATCGATGTTACCATCTATTACACAATTAAAAAGACACCCATTTACTGAAAGACCTATTCCGTCTTCACCGTTTCCGTGAGCGATGCAAGCGATAAGCATACAATTTGCGGAGGAGTTCCATCCAGAGCCAACTCCATTATCCCTGGCGGCGCAAAAAATAAACTTTATCATTCCTTGAACACTAAACCCATAAACCGTATTTGAGTAAGCAACGGACCTAAAAACAAGCGAATTAGCACCACCTTGAAACCCATAATAATTTCCATCGGAGCAACAATTTATAAACACACATCCATATCCTGCATTCCAAGCAGTGGCTTGAAAACCAAACCCGCTACTCCCCCCGTCGCAATTCGTCACCCTGATGTTCTCGAACCAAAGGGTGCTTATCCCCGGTACAATGTAAATCCCCGCATAATTCCCGCCGTCCCCGTCCAGCACAAACCGCGTCCCGTCAACATTCCCCTCAGCATTACACCCGACAAATTTGATGAACCCCCCGGCGTTGGTGCCGGTTTGGGTGTCAAAGTCCACCCTGGCCGCAAGCGTCTCAGTCCCACGGCAATAAACGACATCCCCGGCGACGGCGTTGTCAGCCGCCTGCTGAAGAGTTTCGTAAGCGTTCGTCCAGCTCGTGCCGTCGTTATCCCCACTTGCAGCCGGATCAACATATCGCGTTGTCATTATTCCACCGCCTTTACGTCATAGTGATAAACGGTATCGACCACCACGCCATCAATGGTAATGGTGTCGGTATCGACCACATGCTCACAGTTGACGGCGCACTCCGGCAACCCACGTTTAACAAGGTTCGGGTGGACATGGGAGCAAAAGCCGAGTTGGACGGGCCTGCACATGACACACACAGAGTCGGCAGGGATGTCACAATTAGTGAGATTACAGCTCACGAACGTCAACCCCGCCTTCCCATCGAATATCTTGGTATGGGGCAGAAGTTGCAGGAAGTTGTCCCCCGTGAACGTGTGGCCGTTTTCAACGTCCGGCAGGGGCTTAATGCCTAGTGAGTAGTTACCCATCACTCCACCCCCTGAGCAAAGAAGTTGTCCCGCAGGTATTTGTAGACGTTCCAAGCCAACGTCATGATCGGGTCTTTGCCGCTTGTGACCCACTTCTTTTTCTTCTCGTCCGAGAGTTTGTTCCAGACTGCCAGCCGCAGGTCCATCGCCGTCTTGAGTTGATTGATCCTGGTCTGGATCTGGCCTGCTGATGTGGATTGGCCGGTTAGGTTAAGGTCTGTCATGATGCTACCTCCTGGTAACAATGAACCACAGTCTTTGCCAAAATTTGCAATGACAAGGGACTGGCCCATCTAAAATATCTACGTCAACTTGCTTTGAAAATATTCTATGTTTACACCAATGAGGCATGATGCCCCCTTATTTGCATTTCCATTTCACTTCCTCAATTACGGCACGATCCGTAGACTTGGTGATCCGGGCAGTCCGGGTACAGCGAATGCCAAAGGGGGTTCCGAGCACCCCCGGACATTACACGCTTGGATATCGGTTATCTGGTGAGCGCCGTTGTCGAGCGGCCCAAGGTCCAGCACGATTGCCGACCCGTCCGTGTGAAGGGCATAGGGGACTTGAACAGGCACCCCATTGTCCTTCATCTGAAAGTGGGTAACGGCCACTTCTGCCTGGTAGGGGTCGCAGACCAGAAAAGGTCCAGCCCATGCCGTCGAAGTGAAAAGAATGATTGCCAAGGTGATGATTGCCTTTTTCATTATGTCCTCCGTTATGATTATTAAAATATTATTCTTAATAATATTATACCACAAATCATGATATTTTACTTTAACTATTTTACTTCACCTCTACCAATTCTATGTCTAAGTTATATATCCCATCTATAACTATGCTTCTTCCTATTTCATCTGAAGCAAATCTCATTGTGATTTCTTCTGATTCATATAGCGTAGGTAAAAAATCATGTGGGTCAAATATAAAACTATCTGCAATACCATTATGCCCAATAGCAAACCACCACAACCCGTCAGTAACATCTTCATACAGATATCTTAATTTAAATCTTCTTCTAGGATTACTCCATTTTTTATCTCTCTGTTCTGAACCATTCACAGCTTCAAGAATATTTGTTTTAAATTCATAACTTTCTTCCCATGTGGCTACAGGAATTGGTGTTGATGGATATCTATCCATATCCATCGCTTCAGAGCTTGATGAAGCAGATGAACTAGATTGTTGCGAAGATGATGATTGTGAACTACTTGATTCAGAAGATTGCGAAGAACTAGATTGTGAACTACTAGAGCTTGAACTACTAGAAGTAGAAGAAGATGATTGTGAAGAACTAGAAGTAGAACTAGAACTACTTGAAGTTGATGATGATGATTGGGAGCTAGAAGATTGTGAACTAGAACTACTAGATTGTGAAGAACTTGATTGGGAAGAACTAGAAGTTGAACTAGAGGAACTTTCACTAGATGAACTAGATTCTTGAGATGATGAAGAACTACTTCTAGAACTACTAGATTGAGAAGAACTTGAAATAGAACTACTTGAAGATATAGAGCTTGATTGGGAACTAGAACTTGATATACTTGAACTAGAAGATTGAATTCCTATATCTTCAATTTCAATATAAGAAGCTAATGAACTACTAGAAGAAATACTTGAACTTGATTTACTACTACTAGATTCACTAGAACTACTAGATTCACTAGAACTTATAGAACTACTACTACTTGAAATTGAAGAACTAGAAGACTGAGAGCTAGAGCTACTAGATTGTGATGAACTTGATTCACTAGAAGAACTAGAACTAGGTTCAATATATTCATCAAATCCTATATCCCAAGTACCACTACGTGTTTCACCATCAATATCATCATCAAAAGCAAAAGCCCCATCTCCACTTAAATCTGTTCCTTGATCTTTTGCTATAGTATCTTCCGATGATAAATGAAAATCATCATTATCGGAATCTACATAGGTGGGATTACTAGTTAAACATGTAGTTTGCGTAACATTAGCATGAATTGCAGCATTGACTATGATACAGTTTTTAGCTAATGTACCAGCTTCAGAAGCATATATGCCCCATCCAGCACTTGATGGTTGTACACCTGTACAATTATAAATAACACCTGTATTTTTTGCTAAACTGAATAAAGTAATACTGGTTCCGCCACTTACTCTAGCAACAAGACTATTTGCAATAACACAATAAGCCCCTCGCAAATCAATACCAACCAAAACCCCAGATGCATCAGCATTAGAAGCTCCTGATATTAGATCTCCAACAGTTTTCGAATATGCCCCTGCTGCGGGAGCATATACATGTCGTGTAGTTCCAGCGTAACTTCTATTGAATTGCAAACATAAATCATAAATACCAATATAATTTTCGCCAAGATAAAATAATTGTGCAGTGCTGGCTGAAGATACAAAGGCAACTACAGACCCATCATATTTTGGAATACCGACATGACCTTCTCCGCTTGCCGGTCTAATAACACGAAAATATGAAGAACTAACAGTGGCTCCATCGATAGTGACATAATCATCATGTGCCCCCGCATAGCAATTTAAAATTTCACCTGCTTCAGCGGTAACTAAATCGATATCAGTAGCACCCTCCCATACCGATAGTACAGAATAGTCTTTACCACCAGCACTATCATAAGTGCTTTCGTTATATGCTAATGGTAATCGTCTACTACTTGCCATTTATCTAATCCACATCTAAGGCAGGAGGAGGATTTTCTTCAGGATCAACATCAGAATCATTCCATTTATCTTTAGGAATTGGATTCGTAGTTCTAATCCAATCAAATTCAATAATTTCTTCTGAATCTATTGTTCCTGGAATAGAACAATCAACTTCATTAATTGATAATGAATGATTACTATTTCTACCATCAAATTTTTGAATTAATTGACTTGCAGATTTAAAAGGTTGATAAATATAATTTGAATCTTGTATTTTATCAATATCAATTTCAGGAATACGATTAAGTAATCTTGCTACTGGTAATCTAAATTTACGTTTAGCCAAAACAGCAGGTCTATTACGCCAAATCTTCCCATCAACTAATGAAGCCTCATTCATATCTAAATTAGTACAAATCACAGGATCTTGATAAATAGATTTCATCAATGAAAGATTAGGATCTCCAGGATCAATATCTAATATTTCACTATTATGAATTCCTTTATCATAAAGCCTAGATTGGATAAAACTATCTAGCTTATCTTGCTCATGGGCTTTCCATGCTTGAATTATTAAAGACTTTGCATTTGCTAATGGCATAGAGTTAAACCTAGCCAAAACATCATCAACAGTTTCCCTTGGTGTAATCTTAAGTCTAAACCAAATCTTTGTTTTGATTAAAAATCTTGCTATTTGGATTTTAGTCAATGATTGGAAATCAGGCATTGGATTTAATGACCATGGAACATTTACAATTAAAATCAAACCATATTTAATCTCTTTCAATCCCCAATTCCAAGGATATGGTCGAACAGCAACTATGTCTCCGAGCCTTAACCTCTTATGTTTTTCATTATCAGGCATATCATGACCTTGAATATAAAATTCAAACTTCATATTAATACTCCACTCTGAGCTTAACCCATCCTAAGCAATTAAAACTAGAACCATTATAAACATTCCATTCATCTGATTCACAATCTTCAGATGTGGCTCCAGTCTTATATTTAATTGTAAATCCTGATGAAGCTGAACTGTATTTATTATTAAATATTGTCATATATCCTGAAGCATTTATATTCCAACAATAATTCATTTCCATATATTGATTAGGATAGAGTCTAAGTTTCTCAGAATCACCAGATCCAATAACAGTTCCTGTTCCTGACCAATTATCTGTAAAAGATCTTGATATATCTTCAATAATATCAGTCTCAGCACCCCAAACAACCGTTCCTACAGCAAATTCATAAGGACCTATATCATTAGTTCCTTCTTGGGGTAGAGTGGTTCCTATTATATCATAATCAATTCCAGTAATCGCAACTCCAGCATTTCTAAGAACACTAGTCGGTATTAATCTAAAGTCTTCATTATCTTCATCGATGAAACCCATATCGGCAACTTCAAATCGACAATCAGAACAAGTTACTGTTCCACCACTCGCTTCAATAGTTGCTTCAGATTGAGAAAAAGAACATTTTTCTCCAGTAAACGTCTTACCATTTGCTAATGTAACAGATCCTGGAACTGCTATTCCTTTAAAGGTTGCCGATTCATTAACAATCAAAGTTCCTTTAATTAGATCTCTATATATATTACATCCAGTAGCTCCAGATGGAATAGTAAGTGTAGACCCTTCAGGTATGATCGATAATTGATGAGTATTATTAGAACCTAGCACAATATCAGAAGCATGTTTAATTTTAGATATTACCCACCAATCGCCAAAAGTAATATCTCCAGTCCATGTTTCCCCAATACCTGTAATAATACAGGGATCGGCCTCTGTACAGTCATCGTTACCAAGATTCAGAGCTCCTGGTTCAGTAACAATACCAAGACCATATTGATCACCGTCAACCTTAGTAATGGATGCTCTAAGAGTTGTAAAATTTGGATATTCACCTTGATATTCATCTCCATCATAATCTACGAATGTTCCTACACTCCATTCTCCTTTACCACCTATTGTAATAGTGCCTGTCGTAAATATTCCAGCAGTTCCTGCCCTGTCTAGTTCATTGCCAGACCCATCTTTAATCTCTCCACCAACCATCTCAGCCAGCACAGGATTTGAACATCGAGATTTTGCAGACACTGTAGCTCTAGCTGTTAAATACTTAATACCTCCAATATCTTTTTTCTCAAAATAGTCTAAATAAATTGTTACTGTTCCACAAGTAAAAGCCCACGTCGGGCTCTCGGTTACGATTGAATCCTCTGACAGCTCTCCGCAAACCCTGAAACTATCACCTAATACGTAAGAAGTCGTAAGATCCTCCGTGCAGGCCGTACAGGAGGCGTCAGAACACACGCCACGAGCGTCCATGGTGGGGGCGGTGACATCGGCGGGAGTCCAGTCGGGCTCTGCCGCGTTGTAGGAATCAATGATGCTCCATTCATCGCCGTGCCATGGGTTGGTGAGCCCAACCGTTGTCTGGTCAGATTCCCCAAGATAGAAGTATCGTGTACCGGCCGCAAAAGCGGTGACGGCCACAGCATTGGCGTCGTTCTCCCAATCGTTCGCGCCAACTTTTATTGAGAGGCACCCGGTGGCATCTTCATTGCAATGGGTGGTTGACGATATCCTGAAACCGAGAGTTACCTCAGTTCCCGCAGAAATCGTATGCGTAGAGTTCATAGAAACGACATTGCCCTGCCCTTCATATCGCAGGGTTATGACGCCTGTTGACCTGTAATAGGCATAGATCTGATTTGATCCGTCTTGCCACAAATGCCAAATTGTTGAATTGCCTGAATTGAGGGATTCAGGCGTTATTTTTCCCCAAACGGTCAATTCGTCTGGCGTAACGCTGATCGTCCATTTGATAAATTCGTTCGCAACGCTGAACCGCACCCCATTCCCGGCAGTCCCGTAGGCCCCGGCTATTTCCACGCCGGCCGCAACCGTGCCAGACGTGTGGGTAGCTCCATCTGCGGTCCACGCCTCGTCGGTGTCATCGGTATAATCCGCATTATAGGCGAAGGCGTAGGTCCCCACTGGAACGTCGGCTCCCCCTACAGGTGGAGGTGGTTCATCTTCCGGGAATTCCCCGGCACCCCTATCCGCCCCACCGTTATCAGCTCTACCTATTTTCACAACCGAGACAGCTCCATAGGTCCAGACCGATGTGTTGCGGAGACCTTGTACGGCAAAGGTAGGCGCTTTACCAGAGTTGACCACCGCTGATCCCACCTCGGTCGCATACCCGCTTGAATCAATGCCGGGATCTCCGAATATTTCGTTGTCCGCGATACTCTCTCCGTTCCACCCGGCCTGTGCCGCTTCGTCTCTGGTCGTGTGCCCTGCCCAGACCACAACGTTCTGATCACCTGCATACTCATTTCTCCAGATGTTATACTCAAATGTGGGTGCGGAATTGGCATCCAGGTTCATCATTTCACTATCGGCATCGTTCATCCTGAAGATACTATTTCGGAACGTACCGTCGAACCAAGTTAGGTAAAGTCCTACTCCCATCGCGTCATCGGAGTAGAACGTCTCATTTTCAAATGTTATTTCACCCCTGTACCCCAATGAATAGACAAAGTTTCCGGTTGACCCTATGTAGCGGTTGTTGTATGAGGCATTGCCCACGCCGCTCCCGGTCGAAGCCTCAGACGAACAGCAGAAGTAGACGCCTGTTTTCGCGTCTATGATCTCATTATTTCGGACTGTATTATTGGAAACATTATCTTTGTAGGCAAAAGCGCTTGTGTCAGTCGGACCGATCAGATTCTCTTCTACGAGGTTGTTCTGAGCAAAGTCCGGGGCTTTGTACAGAAACTGAACAACACCATTATTACGCGGGTTACTCGCTATGGGGTAGCCGCCCATACCAACAAAGGCTGGATCACGATACATCCAGTTTGCGTAAATATGATTGTTCTGACCCCCTTTAAGATCGATAGCATTTTCACCAAAGTTCTTAAAAATGTTGTTCGTGATGGTTACTGGAACGGTCACATTTTCTTCAACTACAGAGTCACCATTTACGTTGTAAACAATGTTTCCAGAAATAGTAACTGAAGCACCCGCCGTCTTAATTCCAACAAGAGCAATACCACTGGCATCTATACTCTCGTAGTCTGTCGCCCCTGCTGGAATCTCAGGAGTAGCCCATAAACACGGCGGCCCCCAATATTGTATGAAGTTGCCTGTAATGGAACCCGGAGCAGTTGCATAAGCAACTATCAATGCCCCGTTGTAGTAATGTGTTTCGCTATCAATAGTAGTCCCGAGCATCCCGTCAAAAATACAGTCGATAATTGCGTAGTTGACAACTCGGTTCAACCGCACTGCAAAAACTTTAGAATTAGGAAACCAATCCTGGCTGATAAATTGACCATTTTGAATGGTGATATTTACGGCTATCCCGACTACGATATGAGATCCGTAGGCCGTACCTGAGCCTGAGGGGGTTGACCCTTCCCCACCAGATATTGTCCATTTCCCGTCAACCGCAAGTGATTTGCCACCAAAATCAGCTTCGCGAATCGTAATGATAGACCCAACCGTCCAATTATCACTATCCAGGTATCCTGTGAAAGTATCGCCTGGCCGCAGATAGATGTTGTGCGTCCCGGCGCCAGGGCTGATGCTCCGCATCTTGGTGAGCGTGGCATAGGGGTTGCCGCTCGACCCGTCGCCTGTCGTGTCGTTTCCGGCGTTGGATAGATAATAGTCGGTGGCGAAAGCCAACGAGGGCAGGGAGAGGAGGGCAAGGGCAAATATGAATTTTAGAGCGAGTCTAGCCATGTCAAAAGTCTCCCGTATCCAATTCCGAGAAGCGCCGCCATGAGAAGCAGGGTGAACCACACGACGATGCCGAGAAGGCCCAGGTCGAGCTTACGCATTCCCGCACCTAAATGGGCGCTGACCACCGCTTGACATAAATTTACCTAGCCAATCCTCATATTTCACGAACCGTGCACCTTCCCCTTCCAGGGCTTTACGACACTCATCGCAGTTGGCGTGCTCAAGAGTATCGGTGTCGCGCCGGAAGTTAGGATCATGGCAGTTGCATTTACATTTACGCATTTCCGCACCGCTCAATGGGGATCTGCTCAATCTCCGCCCGCTGGCGCTGGTCCTGAGTCCTGTAGAAAAACATGGACTCGTGAGACATAACCAACCCTTCAGCCATTGCCCGCCTGATCGATACGCCATATTTGCTCATGCAAAAGTTCTGCTTCTCCGGATTCCAATCGTAAGCCTTGTGCCAATCGTCTTTCATTTCGTCACCCGTCGTTAAAGGTGCAATACTTTCTGAACAGGTCATCGTCCTTCACTTCTTTCTCTTTCCTGAATTTTGCAATATGCGGGTCAACCTTTTCGGCCGGGAAGTTCTCAGACAGGACCGCGAAGGCTGCCGATACCATCCCGGTAAGGGCTTCAACGGTCAAGGACAGGAGCGCGACTTCAGCGTGAAGGCGCCCGATCTTCTTCCCGATTTCTTCTTCGAGGGTCATTTTCGTCACCTTTCAATCTTGAATACCGCACGCCCGGCATTGCGCGGTATCTTGTAAATCAGCTTGGTCCCGGGCCGGTGGAAATTGATGACGCCCTTTTTCAGGTCCGGATCATGCTCCGGGTACAGGTGCATTATGACTTTGAGCTCCGGGTCTTCCGTTTCAGTAGCGAGCGGCGGGTTACCCATGAAAT